TGTAATGCTTGCCGTAGCACTCGCGCCAATAGGCATCAAAGACCGGGTCAATCATGAACCGCCGTTCGCCGTAGCCGTCTTTGGCCAGGGGGCGCTGCAAGGCGTTCAGGAACGCAATGCGCTTCTGCCGGTTGGCCGCCCGCACCAATCGTTCGTTGTAGTCATGGCGCAACAGCTCATCCACCTTGATGGCGGTCGCCTGATCCAATCTGGAGAAATCAACTTCCACGTTTTGTCTTTTTAATGTTGGGTGGTGGCGGCTGAATGAGGCCGCCACCACCGTGCTCCTAACCACCAACCCCTACCCGGCCTATGCTCCGGGCAAGTCGTTTATGTACCGGTCACCGTGGACTGAGCGGAGATGTCCGCGAGTGCCAGGAAGATCTCCAACACGCCCGCCGTTGCGGTGTTGACGTTGCCGCCCGTGGTCGCAATCACTGCAACCAACTGGGCGTTGCTGTTCGCCACGTCGGTGGTGGAGAACGTGTAGGTCGTGGCGCTGGCCACGTTGTCCTTCGTGTTCGTCCCTGCCGCCGTGAACAAGTCCGTGGCCGCGCTGGCCATGTACCGGTTCGTGCTGGCCTTGTCGCCCAGGGTGACCGTGGCCGCGCTGATCGCACCGCCCGTAAAGGGGGTGACCAGCCGGATTTGCGTCTTTTCCACCGTGAAGCCAGCGGGAAGCTGGGTCAGGGTGGTGTCCTGCATGGCCACACCGGTCTGCTGGTTGTAGCCGTACACCGAGCCATCCGGGAAGATGGTCAGCGTTTGGGTGCCTGCGGCCGCCGTCAGGTCCGCGTAGGTGATGATGGCTTTGTGCGTAAACCCGGTTAACGCTGCCGTCTCAAAAGGAAGAGGTACAATTTTCATGTGTGTCTTTCGTTTTTGTTTGTTTATTGGGGTCCAGCGCTGGTTACGCGTCGCTCGGGGCCACCTTGCATTCGCCGATGGGATTCCAGCAGAGGAACATCAGGATGGCGTCAATCGCCGCCTTATAGCTCCCGCCCTTGAATTCCGGCTTGTACACCGTGGGTTTCTGGTTCCACAACCACGCCCAGCGTTCGGTATTCAGGAAATACCCGCGCCAGTCGCCCACCGTTGCGCTCGTACCGCCGTTCGCCTGGAAGCCCGGTTGCGCGTTCCAGCGGGTCAGGTGCAACTCGATCTTGCCCCAGTCGCTGTCATACACGTCCACCGTGTTGCCCAACACCGTGGCATCCTCGCCCCGCGTGATGATGCGGGCCGTGGCCTGCGTGTTGAGGGAGGTCGGAATGTAAAACTGGAACATCCCGAACTGTTTTTTGAGGGCGGTGCCCACAAAGCCCGCCTTCATGCCTTTGGTGCCCGTGGCCTTCCACGCGGCTTGCAGCATGTTTTTAACGGCGTCTTCCGTGAGGTTCCCCTTCACGTCCGAATACACCTGGGTGGCATTGGGGCGGATGGTTGCATCCACCACCGTGCCCGCGTCGGTCTGTGCCGCCGCCTGAATCCACACGCCCAGGGAGCGGAACTTGTGGCCAACCTTGCCGTCATCCACATATTCGCCCTGGTCGCCTGCGGCGGAGCACTCCATCTCACGCGCCATTTCCGTCATCTTCTTCGGGATTTCATGCGCGAGTTCGTCTTGGATGCCAGCGGTGTCCGTGACATCTTCCGCGAGCTTGGACACGGCGGCCGTTTTCACAAACCACTGGCAGCGCGCCGTCAATTCGCGCCGGTTTTGCCCGGCACTGGTGAAGGCGTCCCAGTCCTTGCCGTCCGGCCACGCATTCGGCACCGGGGCCGTGTAGGTGTCCGCCTGGTAATGCTTCACGATGTTCACGGGCTTCGGCCCTTTGGGCAGAGTCCGGAGCAAGGGGGTTTCATGCTCGTCAGACAGGGTGATGTAAGTCGCCCAGTCCGTTTTCTTCCCCACCACATTGCGTTCAAGCAACATATTTTTTCCTTATTGGGTCCAGCGTCACGCTGGTTGCTTGAAACTCACTTTTTTATGGCCGGTGGCGCTTGCCACTCAGGCTTCCATCAGGGCAGCACGGGCCAGACTTACGGCATTCTCCCGCGACGGCGCTTTGGAAAAGCGTTCGCTGGCAGCGTCACTGCTTTTCGGCTTCACGGTGGCGGCGTGTGTGGCACCCGTTCCGGCGGGTGCTTTCGGCGGGGGATTCTTGGCAGCGGCCGGCTTGGCCGTGCCGGTCTTGGTCGCGGCGAGTTGCGCCTCATAAGCCTTGTAGCCGAGCAGGTAAATGCCCAGCACCAGCTTGTGATTCGGCAACCGCTTCGGCAGGTCCGGCATCAGCTTCAACATTTCGTTGACGACTTGATGCTCCGGGGCAGCCGTGTCCTTGAGCCAGGGGAAATCCCGTTCCGCTTGCGCGTTGAACGTCGTTTCCTGTGCCCGGAATTGCTGCACCGTGGCGCGCTGCTGCGGCAGTTCATCCCGCAGATAGGCATTCACCTCACGCACACGCCGTTTCAAGGTCGTGCCGTCCAGCCCATTGCTTTGCATGAACCGCTCAATGCGCTCCTGCTCCTGCGGCGTCGCCGTCTGGTCCAGATACGCCTCCGCCTCATCCAGAAACGTCTTGGCCGCTTTCTCAGTCCTTGCCAATTCGGTTTCATTCGGGATGCCATGGGGGTTCGGTTGGGCCGGGCGGCTCGGATCATTGCGGAGCTTTTCCGCTTCTGCTTGCGCCGCCTTCAAGGCTGCTTCCGCCGTCTCTGCCCGCTTGGCTGCCGCCTCCTTTTCCCCCGTCAACCGGCCAATGCGCTTGTTCACCACCCGTTGCACGCTGTCCGGGAGCGGGCCGCCTTTGGCCTCCCACTCCTCCAGAGCCGTCTGCATCTCGGGGGGCAACTCGTCGCCCTCGCCCTCGCCGTCCAGCTTGGGTTCTTCCGCCGTCTTTTTGTCCGCCGTTGTGTCCGCCTGTTCCGCTGCTGCTTCGTCCGCTTTTGCGGGATTGGAATTGTCGTCGGCTTTCTTGTCCGGTGGAGTTTCTTGACCGGGTTTGTCCGCCGTGTCCTCGTTGGCAAATTCCGAATTTAAAAGGCTCGAAATGCCGTCGGACGTTAAATTGCTCGCCTTCGGTGTGGTTGGTTCTCCGGGCTGCCCCACAGCGCCCGACTCCGTGATTTTGGCTGCTTCGCTCATGCTCTTCGCAAGTTGTCAGTCGTTCAGTGGCACGACCGTGGGCCGGTGCCACTAAACCGCAATTGCCTGCATGAGAGAAGGGACCGCCCTTGGGTTCCGGCCAGTTCGGACGGTTTCCGGCCACTTTGACACGGTGCGTTCTGCTCACGCATCACTCATGACGCATCACGGCTCGCGCTTTTCCTTGTCCATCCGCGCCTGCGCCTGCCGTTGCAGCTCGCGCAATGCCTGGGCGAAATCGTAGGCCGAAGCCGACCGCCCGGCGTTGTATTGCCGTTGTTCGTTGGTGAGATTGGCCGTCAAGGCGGATTCATGCTCGTTGCGCGCATGCTCGTCCGCGTAGCTTAAGATGGCCGTGAAGATGGGATGCTCCGCCGCCCCGGCCAGTGCCAGCACGCGGGTCAACTCCTCGCGTTGGCGCTCCTCGTTGGTCTGGAATAGTTTGAAGATGTTAAACATAAATCAAGGGGTGGGTTGGGATGCTGCTGCCGGGGATGCCTGCGCCATCGGCTTCACGCCGATGCGGCCCACCTGCTTGTTTTGCTGCTGGTCCACGCTCATTTGCAGGTTCTTGGCGTACAGCTCCAGCAACTGTTTGAAGCGGGCATCCTTCTTGGCCAGCCCCTGCACGTTCGGGTTGTTCTGCATGAGTTGTTGCAGGAATTGCAGTTTCATCGGGGCCGTGGGATCGTTCTCCACATAGTTGGCCTCAAAACCCAGCATCATGTTGCCCAGGTTCTTCTGCACGTCCTCAAACACCTTCTGACTCGCGCTGCGCTTGTCCTGGATGAGCTGCTGCGCCAGCAACGGGTCCATTGCCCGCGCCTCGTAGGCCGTAAGCGCCCCCCGGTCAATGCTCCCCGTCACGTCCGCCGGCACGATCTTGTTGTTAAACGTGTCCAGCTTCGTCATCAGGTAATCCGGGTTCAAATCCTTCACGTCGAACTCCAGCCGCACATTCAAATCGTCAATCACCAGGAAGGGATCAAGGTTCGCCAGTGCGGGATTCCCGGTGACTTTGGTGATTTCGTCCGGGTTGTATTGCAGTTCCAGTGCAAACACCATCGTCAACACCGCGCCCCAAAACGTGTAGTAGTCGTCCGCCGCCTTTTCCTGCTTCACCGCGATTTTCGCCGGGTGAACCTCCTGGTTGAACTGCCCGAAGTAATCATCCCGCATCAGGGTGATCATCTGCACCAGTTCCACCGAGAGTTGCGGACTGGGCGCATTCAGATTGATCGCCGTGATGTCCTGATTCTTACCCAGCGGCACCTGCGCCCCCGGTCCAATCTTGTAATCCACCCCGCCCAGCTTGGGCACCGCGATGGCGGGCAGCGTGTCCCACTGTGCCCGGTTGTAGAGCATGTCGCGCTGCTGCTTCACCTCGTTCTGCCAGGTGCTGGCGATTTCCGGCACGCTGCGCACGTCCGTCAACGCCCGCCCGATGTTCTCCCGCTTGAACTCCACAAACGGGTATTGCCCGTGCGCGTAATCAATAAGCTGGTGGCTCGCGCAGAAATCCTTGGCGTGCGTTTCCGGGTTGTGGGTCACATGCGGGCTGAAAATGGTTTCATACACGCCCGTCACTCCGTCCTCGTCCACCTTTTTGACGTAGCCATAGACCACCTCGATGAGCGGGTTGTTCTCCTCCGTCACCTTGAGATAGGTCGTGCTCCCCACGGTTTTGGTGGAAGGCCCGGTCAGGCTGGTGGCTCCCAATGCCCCCGCCCACGAGGAAATGTTGCCCTGCGTTTTCAAGGTGGCGTCAATCCAGTCCTCATTCCAGCCGTCCGCCCGTTTCGAGTCCAATTCCGCCGAAGTCATCCAGCGCCGCCAGAAGATGGCCCGCGCCTGTTGCAGCTTCATCGTGCCCCGCGCCGCCAGGATTTCCTGATACGGTTTGCCCACCCACACCAATGGCTCATTGCGCATCACATACGGGATGGGCACCACCGTTTCCCCGCTCTCCCGTAATTCGCGCACATACCGCCTGGCCAGCGACGGTTTCAGGCTCATCAGCTTGTCGTCATTCAACTCCTGATCGTAAAAGCCCTTCCCCTGCAACGCCTGCACCACATACAGCCGGTAAATGCTCTGGATCGCGGCGGCGGATGCCTCGTCCTGCGTCGGGTCCATGATGCCGTCGGCCAGCCCCTTGAAGTCCGGTGCCTGCTGCTCAAGCTGTTGGATTTGCTGGAGGGTGAATTTAACCCGGCGCTTGCCCAACTCCCGTTCCCAGCCAACATAGGCGATGGCAAAGCCGTATTCCCGCGAGTATTGCGCCGCCAACTCCGCCTCCAGCCGCCATTCCACCCGGAATTTGTTGTGTACCAGCCAATGCAGGTAATCCGAAATGCCCGCCGTCACCGGCACGTTCTGCCAGTTGACGGTCGTGGCCCGCAGATCCGCCTTGCGGAAGGCCGCCGTCAACACCGCCGTGTCGTCATTGACCACCGTGTCCACCAGCGGCACGCGGGTGTCACTGCTGCCGTTCCAGGGCAGCGCCGGTTGTCCTTCCGGCATGTTTTCGTCCCATTTCTTGCCGTCCGGGCTTTGCCCCGCCCACAGCATGCGCCGCGTTTCCTCGTTGAAGGCCACGTCGTAAAAGCCATTGGGCAGCACGCCCGCCTGCTTGAATTCGGTCAACAGCAGGTCAACGTGCGCGTCCAGCGACGTTACCAGAATCTCAGAATCATCTCGTACGCTCATTGCCCCCGAGCGTTTCAGTCCTGCGGGGGCGTGGGGAAGGGGGCACCCGTGGTTTCCGGCCAGTTCGACGGGTTTCCGGCTAGTATGAATACCTATCGTGCCCTTTTCGTTTCATTCCATCATGGAACCTTCATGCGTACTTGACCGCAAGAGCGCAGCATGGCAGGTTTGCCTTCCCGCTTTAAGTGCAGGGATGTCATTTTAAAAGAATTTTAAATAAACAGACAGATTATGATTAAGCCACCACCTATCAATTTGAAGACCATAACGACCGTTCCACCAGCGGAAATTATTGCTATTGAGCATTTTATGCAGGGGGCGATTTACGCATGGGCAAAAAACTTCCCGGCAAAGCCGTTTGCCGTGCGCGATTTGGTTGGGGGCGAAAATGGTGACTGGACTGGAACGCCCCTGTTTGCCCTTTATGAAGCCTATATAAAACACGGCGAATGTGACGAGGTTGCCCAATCACATGCTGCCCAAGATTTGGGGTGGATTGTGAAGAATCTTTTGAACAACGACAAACGGACCTACGTTAACACTAAACCAGATGATGTGAACCATTACGAATGGGTTGGCAGCGAGCCATAACATGCTGCCATGATGTGCGTGTCTAAACAGCAATGTTTGGGGTTTAAGTTTCACACGCAATGCTCCATGCCAATCAGCGCCGCGATTTGAGATTTCAGGTATTTCGCCTCCCCGGTGCCTGGCGGCTGCACCGGCTTGAGGACACTGTGATCCACCAGCTTGGCCAGGGTTTCCCGGTCCAATCCCGTCCACCGCCGCACCGCCTTGCGGCGCATGAATTGCGGCTCCCGACTGAACTGCTCCTCATCCGCCGCCACAACCTCCGGCCAGTCCAGCAACTGCGCCAATTGCCGCTTCTGGTAATGCGCCTGCCCACACCCCGGCGGCTTGATGCGCCGCAAAACATGGCAGTCCACATATTTCATCAGGGTGCAGCGGGCGTACCCCAGCCCGATGGCGTCTTTCTCGCGCAACAACCCCGGCGCACGTTGGAATTCTTTTCGGTTCATAGTTTTTGTTGGCTTTAACAAGACATCTCGTAATCGAACGCCTCCTGCGGCGTCATTTCACCGTAATACTCCTCCGCACAAGTTTCAGCCCAGCCCCGCATGTTATCCCGCTCCTTTTGATTCTCGCACGCGGGATGGCAAATCGCATACAGCGCGTCAATCCATTGCTCCTTGGTCAATTTTTGTGTGTTCATAAATGGGTCTGGTCAAAATCCGCGTCCCGCCCGGCCGCATCGCCGCCCGGTCTCCACAAATTCCAGCTTTGCCAGCGCCATGTAGCGCAACAGGTCCGCAAAATCCTTGCACGCCCCCTTGGGACCGCCCCGTCCGGTGTAATTCTCCAGCGCCCAAATCACTTGCTGACAATCCTCGCAAACATAAAGCTTCGGCTCATTCATCAGCGTCACCAGCGGTTGCTCCTGATTCCAGTCCAGCAACTCATTCACCACCCCCAGCCCCTCATCCTCCTGCACCCCGCTGGCGGGGATAAGACCCATCATCGGTGCCAGCAGCCTGCCGTCCGGCCCATATTGCGGCTCGGCAAATTCGTCAATGATGCAGGTGCCCCCCTTTTCCGCAAGATGCTCACTCGCCCCCGCGCGCGGATCAATGTACCGCTCGACAATCTCCTCGCTCACCGACTCCAATGGACGATTGTCCCGCTGGGCCTGCTCCAACAGCTTCGCGTGATACGGGTCCGCGTTGTCTGAATGCCGCACCGGCACCCGCTCCCGTTCCAGAAACAGGTTCTTGTACTTCACGATGCCAAAGCCCATGCCGTTCTGTGCCGGTCCCGGATCACCGTCCCAGCCCGACCGCGCCGACTCGTTTACCTCGCGCTCAGTCGGCACCGCCCATTCCCCGTAGGTCTGCGCGTCCGGCCAGTCCCGATAAATGTAGTGCGTCCCGTCCCGCGCCACCCGCACCCAAATCGTCGCCCAATTCCGCGAACCCGCCGGGTCCGTGAAGAAGTAGTTGGTCCCGTTGGCGGGCAATTGCCGCCGCTTCACAATGTTCCATGGCCCAAACTTCGGGAAGGCCCGCGCCACACTGTCCCGCGCAAAGCCATAAGCCACCCGCTCCACATATTCGCTCGCCTTGCCCTCGCACAACTCCCTCACCTCATCGTAGTACGTCCGCCCAGGGGCCGGGCCGAAGCGGTTGAACCGCGTGAAAAAGTAAATGGCAAACGCCTTGATGCCCGGAAACTTGCACTCCCGGATATATGGCATGTGCCCCTTGGGCAAATCCGGCAGGTTCTGCCGGGGCAACAACTCCGCTTCCAGACTCTTCAACGTCACCGCGTTGCCAACCAACTCCTTGATTGCCGGGGTGATGCCCTTGACCGGCGTGAACGACCAGAGCAGTTTCGCCCGGCGGAACTTCAACCGGCGGGAAAACATTTTCAGCCACGCCAGCGGCATGGACTCGTCCGCCACCGCCCCCACGTTCGGCGGAATGAACGCCCCCGCCGCCGCCAGCTTCTCATTCACCTCCATGTACTCCGCCACGGGGGCACCGAACTCCCACCCCTCGTAATCGCCCGGTTCCTGGTTGTACGTCAGAAAATGGATTTCGCTCCCGTTGGGCAGGATCAACTTGCGGTCGGTGAAACCGCCCGCCTGCGTGTAGTTGATTTTACACACCGTGTCCCGCTCGCGGTTGAGGTGTCCAAACTCCGGTTGCAGGTAATGCCACACCAGCGCCTGCACCGTCTTGATGCTCGCCGTTTCCGACTCGCTCAAAATCGCCACCGTCGAGCGGGGATACAGCACGGCGGTCTGGCAGGCCCGCCGGACGGCATACACCGTTTTCGATGCACGGTTTCCCCCGAAGATGGCCAGCACGTCCGCCGCCACCGGGGCGTAGCCGTTCGCCCCCTTCCATTGCCCCTTCAACAACGCATCCGAATCCGCCCATGGCTCAAACTCCCAGCCCTGCCACAACGGGTCCGCCTCCGCCGCGTTGATCGCCGCCTGCCGCGTGTTCAACCGTTTGGTCAGCGTCTCCTGCCACGTCGTTGGATGCTCCATGATCAGCCCGAGCAGCCAGAGCCGCTCGGGCATGACCAGGACGGGATGCGGCTTCACCCCCAGGCGAGCCATCATCTGCTGGAACTGTTCTTCGCCGAATTTCATCCGGCGAGTGCCGTATGCAGCTTTTCAACCATGGCCTCAATGCGCTGCACGCGCTCACTGGTGTCTATGGTGCGCTTCGCGAGGTCGGTCAGGTAATCGCCATGGCGGTCGAGGCGGGCGCAAAGCTCGGGCAGGGCATCCGGTTGAAAAGCCGGCTGGGCCTTTTCACGTCGCTCGTGTCGCTTGATGCCCAAGCCGCGCAGGCGGCAACTCCCGACGTTTTTGGCGGTGATGTCGAAACCGAGAGCGCCACGCGCCAGCACGGCAACCTCTTCGTCGGTTTTTCTGTCGAGGGTCTTGTCTTGATACCCCTTTTTCAACCACTCCGTTAGCTGGAATTGGTGGTTGGCCGTCAGTCTGTTTGCCATATTTATGTTTGTTGTTGGTTGTAGTCATGTACTTCTTCAATCCCCTCCAGCCATTCGATGGCGGTCCGCCGGTCGGCATTTCGCTGCCACGCCAGCAGGTCCACACACGCCCGCCATTCGCATTCTGCGACTGGTATCCCCAACTCATGGTATGTGTCTGCCCTGCGCATCACCCACGCGTGGACTGGACGCGGTTGACGCAACCCGTAATTCAAAATGGCCTGCCGCATCGGCTCCGCCGGGGCGGCCATGTTCCGCCCCAGCAAGGGCGGGTCTTCTCGCGGCACCTCCGCGTAGCGGTCCACACCCGCATCCGCCCGGCGCTTCATTTCCGTTAGCACCGCGTCGCGGCTGGCCTTTAACTCCGCCATCAGCTCCGGCGGAATCGTCGCCCCGCGCACCCGCGATTTGCCGTCCTCCAACACCAGCACCGCCCCCGCCTGGTGAATCGCATCAATGATTTGGCTCGCGGTCATTGGCCCTCCCTCCAGCTATGAAGCATTTCCTCAACCGCAAACGCGGTCACCCGCTGCCGCTTGTGATGGCCGTTGCCAAGGATGCGGCCCGCATCTTCCATCCGTTCCAACAGGGCCGTGGCGGCATACACTGCGTTGGACAATTCGGCTGCAAGGTCTTCCCGCGACAGGGTCTCGATTTCTTTTTGGGTGAGTTCCACAGGTTAAAATTCCTCGTCTATTTCTGTTATCTTCGTGTCCACATACGCCTTCGGCTCGCGCCGCTTGTCGCCGTCCTTCCACGGGCTGACCTCCAGAAATTGCAGGCTGTCATAGTGAAACCACAGGTGCCGCGCCGGACAGTCGCCGTCCCCGCCGCGCTGCGCGTCCACAATGAAATAAGCGTCGTGCAGCATGACCAACTCCAGGAATTCCTTCACCGTCTCCTCGGGCAGGCTCCTCAACGTGGCCATCATGTCATCCCAGTATTTGCGCAACGCCTCCGGCTGCTTGCGCCCCGGACTGCCCCCCAACAGGCGCTTCCACTCGGGCACCGCCGTTGTGGGATGCTCCGAAATCCAGCGGTCCGTGCAGGCTTGAAAGATTTCCTCCAGCTTGTCCTGCTTCGCCCGGTTCCGCCAAACCACGATCACATTGAACGCCAGATTGGTGATGTAGCTGCTGCCCATCACGTCGTACCGGCGCGGGATGGCGGCCTCGCCCTTGCGGTCGCCCGGCTTTTTACTGTGCGCCACCAGGTGAACGTGGACGTTGTTGCGCTGCACAAACTCAATCAGCCGGTCCATGAACGCCCGTTGCGAGTTCCAGATTTCCTGCCCCTCGCCGTCCAGTCCGCTGAACCGCATCAAACTGTCCAGGACGAATTGCCGCACCCCAAACCGCTGGTAGGCGTACTGCATCACCTGCAAGACCTCCTCAATGTCCGCGTTGCCCACCGCGTCATAGACCCACACCTTTTGCCCCAGTGGTGCCAGACACCGTTCCCGGAACTGTGCCCGCTCCTCCTTGCCACATACGTCCCGCCGCCCCAGCGCCATGCGGATGAGCTTTTGGTAGGTGACCGGGGCCTGCACCTCCAGCGAGCACACCAGCGCCCGCTCGCCCTGCCAGCACAGGTCAATGACGCAGTGGTTCAAGACCTCTGATTTCCCATGCTTGTTGTAGCCCGTCCACACCGTCACCTCGCCGTAGCGGAAGCGGAATTTCAGGCTGCTGCCAAACCAGTTCCCCCAGGGCAGCAGCAGCCCCAATTGCGCCGTGCCCGACGGATGGAATTTTTCCCAAATCGCATTCTCAAATGTGTAAATGTCCTTCAACTTGTCCGGCTTGATGACCTCCGCCCCGCTGACACAGCCCATCACCACCGAGACATCCACGCCCGCTTGCAGGCATTCGTTGATGTCCTTGTAACGCACTTCCGCCAAGCAGGGTTCCCCGCCAGCGGGCACCGGCTTGTTTTTGACCGGCAGCCGGATGATGTCCGTCCGGGCAATGCCCAGCCGCGTGGTGATCTCCACCACCTTGGCCCGTCCCGCCCCGTCCTCGTCGAAACTGATGTGGATCTTTCTGAATGGCTGCAACCACTCCCAGCAAATGTCAATCCAGCCCAGATACTTCGCGCCCCCCGGCACGCTCACCGCTGCGTAGCCGTAGAAGGCCCACGAGAGCGCATCAATCTCCCCCTCGCAAATCACCAGCTCGCCCTTGGCCGCCGCCGCCTCCTTCACCCGCGCGCTTTCCATGCCGAACAGGATGTTTTTTCCGCCCTTGGGATCACGCCGCTCCACCTTCTTTCCCTGCGGCCGCTCCACGTCCACCACCTTGCAGAATTCAAACATCGGTTTCTCGCGGTTGGCCGGCCAGGTTGGCGGACGCCACTTGTACGCGAACGAATATGCCGACCCGTCCACGAGCTGCCCCACGCTGTAATCCGTCAACAGCGACACCGGCAACCCACGCTGCTGCGTCAGGTACGCGAACGGCTTGCCCGCCGGGTCCAGCGCGCAGAAATCTTCCGCCCGGAACGGTCCCCGCTCCCGTTCCGCCGCCGCTTTTTTTACTTCCGGGGGTTGGTACAGCCGCTCGCCCGCATCCGGCAACAACCGGCCCATCGCATTGGCCACCACCCGCAACGCCTGCGGGAAGCTCAGGCTCTGCCGCCGCATCACCCACTCGAAGATGTCGCCCTGCGCCTCGCAGCCGAAGCAATGGAACGCCCAAGCCCCGTCCTTGTGAAACACCGTGAAGCTCGGTGTGCCATCCTCATGGAACGGACACCGCGCCTTGAACTCGTTCGGGCCGCCCGTCAGGGGCACCCCGTCCCGCCGAATCCACTCCGCCAGGTCAACGCTGGCCTTCAACTCGTTTTTAATATCATCGTTCATAAGCTCAGTCCTTCACCGCATGGCATCCAAAGTCAGGGGGGTTACTTTCAGGCGTGGCGGTTCATCCGCCTCCCGCTCCCGTGTGGGCGCGGAATTTTTTTTGCCGTAAATTTGCCGCCGCTTCCAACACTCATCCGTCAGTGCGCAGCGCCAGTCGGAAACCGGCCGCCCCCCGATGGTCCACAACCCGTCCACCGCGACGGCATTTAAACCGTTCCATGCGGCAGCTACCTCTTCGTCGCTGTACCCGCTCTGATTCTTCCGGCACCATTCAATCGCCTGTTGCTTGGAAACAGCATTTTTGGCGGGGGTCGGCCCTTCCATGGTTCCTTGGTTCCTATTCCAAGGTTCCATAGTTCCATAGTTCCGTTGCCCTTCCGCCTCCACTTTCGCGTTGCCTTCCGCTTTCCCTGCGTGCCCTTCTGTTGTGACTTTTGGTGGTGGTTCCGCGTGCCCTTCTGCGTTCCCTTCGGCGTTTCCCTCCACTTCTACTTCTGTGTTGCGCGGGTCTTCCTCCCCTGTGTTGAAAACTTCGTAGTCAAGGATGGTGATGATGGTCGCCAGATTGCTTGTCTTGTAGATGATCTTGCGGCGGTCCCGTAGCTCCTCCAGAAAGGCCCGCACTTTTTTTGAGGACCAATGCCAGCGTTCAGCCAGTCCGCAGGCGCTACGGGCAAGCTGGCCGCGTTTTACGGGCACTGGTACACCTTTCCAGCGCGCCTCCCTGTCCTCATCATTGGCCAGCATCCACAAGTCTTGCCACGCGTGCCCCCGGCAGAACGGCTCCGCCGCCCACAGGTCATCATCCGCCATGTTGCGCGGCAATGTGACCGTCCCATGGTTGTTGAGCTTTTTCACCATTTGCCCCTCCAGCGCGGCAGCGCGCCCACCAGATCAAACACGGTGTCCGTGACCCGGTGAACGTGCAGCACCATGTTGAGCTGGAAGTTTTGGTTGTCCTTCACGTTCACCGTGACGAGGTTGTTGGGATTGCGCGGGTCCGTCGCTGGCTTGTACGCGATCAAAATGCGCTGATTTTTTCGCGGGGCCGCCCACACCAGCAGTCGCTCAAGCTTGGGCGCTTTTTTGGGCCCCGCAGGTGGCGGCGCGTTTTTTGGCAGAATTTTTGGATCATTCATAAGCACGGGTCTTTTGTGGTTTAAAATTTTCTAACCCTTCGGATCGGGTCCACCAACCGCCCCGGCGGTCGGCATCCCCCCCGCCCCCGGTCGGGGGCCATCGGCCGGGGCCGCCGTGCGTCCGTCCATCCGTCCATCCGCCGCCGGATGAACGGGGGCGGGAGGTGGGTCAATCGGGGGATGAGTTGCATCCAAGGTTACATCCATAGCGCCGCAACCCTCGTTTTGCAGGGGTTTCTGCGCATTCGGCAGGGATGCGGACTCACTTGCGCTCGAAATGTCCACAAATGAAGCATTGATCTCCTCCACCGAAAACTGGGGTGGCCGGGCATGAAGCGTGGCATTGATGCTCGTCGGTCGGCCGACCACCAATTGCCTTTTGTCAAACGTCACCGCGTTCCCAACCGGAATTGTGGTCACCGGCACCATCCGGGCTTCCGCTGCATCGCGGTACGCCTCTGCGTTGGCCTCCATCGCATCCTCCATGGCCGCCACCAACCGTTGTTCAAAGGGGGCCAGTTTTCCCTGGCTGGCCAAAAGCCGCCTGGCCGCCCGCACCGTCTTGGGGGAAATCTCCATTTTCACCGCGATCCGCTTCACGCCCCAGCCCGCCATGAGATAGCTGACCAACTCCGCCGCCCTGGCATCGTTCTCGACCAGGCGCACACCCTTGTGCTCATACCGGCGCAGCTCCAACGCCTGCAACAACTCCGCCTGCATCGGCGTGCCGTCGTCATCGAACAGGCTTTGCTGGTCCGGGTCATACCGTTCCAGCAACTTCTCGCGTTGTGTCTCCCTGGGCATGGTAAAAAAGTGGCGCGCCGTTTTTTGCTAACACAATTAGGCGGTGGCCGCCTGCATTGCTGATTTACGGCGCAATTCCCCCACGGAACGTGCGGCAATGCCCGGCTCACGAAAAACCCGGCGCGCCGCCGCCCAAGCATTGATCCCGCTGGCGGGGAGGCGATAATCGGGGCGTTCCGGTGTGGACAGGTTGATTACGCCTTCGCCGAAATCACCAGCCTTGATGCGGCGCAACACCGTGTCGGACGACACCGACAGCAGGAGGCAGGTTTCCGCCACAGAATAGTATTTCTCGACGGCGCTCATAAGTCGGTGGGTTCACCTTGACCCTGGGGCGTGGGCGTCGGCGCAGGCTGGGGCGGCGCAGGCCGCACCAGCACGATGCGGAAGATCATTCCCGGCTCCACTTCCTTCCCATGCAGGCAAATGGCGGCGGACACGAAGTTGGTGATGGTCATGCCGGATTTCCGGGCCATCTGCTTGATGGACTGCTCCAGCTCCGGCCGGAAGCGGATCAGCATGCCGGTGCGTTTCCTTGGCCTGCGCCCAGGGAACGTGATTTCGATCATTTGGTCGGTCGTCGTCATGGAAATTACTGTGGCTCCACGGGCCACACGTTTCAACAATATTTATTTGACTGGATATCCACATTGCGGTATCACACAACAAACATCGGTGCATGAGCCCCGATTAAAGTTGAGTGGATAGCCACAAAATGGAACTTATGAGAACGAGAAAACGCGCAAAACACATACGCCTCTCCGAGGATGGCTGGTTTCTCCTGGAAGCTGCCAAGCAGAGCACGGGCCTCACCGACACCAAGGTGACCGAAATCTGCTATGCCATGGGCTGCCTCACGCTGCGCCGGGAAGTCCGTCGCGCCCACCTGATGCTGGTCAAGAACCTCGTGCAAGCCGCCATGAGTGCCGAAGACCTCCGCAAGTTTCTGAATGACGCCGGGCTTCCCGAAGAACCCACCACACCCCCAACCGCTCCCAAAGCAAAAGCACTCGTAAAAGCAAAGTGATAATAGGATTCCATGCAGGTGGGGTGTAGGCACGCCCTGCATTAACACACCAGTATCCCAATTTAGGACGCGCGGATCATGTCCGCGTGCGCGTTACCTTTTTCTCAAATATGAAATACTTCATTCTCGATGAGCATGGCACCCCGGAACATGAGCCAGACCTGGCCAGGTGGGCGGTGTGGTACGAAGAAGCCGACACCATTGTGGGCGTGTTTAAAACCAACGACTCTGTGGTGGTTACCAAATTTCTGGGCACGACCGAGGACAACGACGACCCGCCGCACCTCTGGAAAACCTCCATCATCGGCGGCAAGCTGGATTCCGTGGCCGATAAATGCACCGGCGGTCGTGAACAGGCCGAAGCCATGCACGCCAAAATGTGTCAACGCGTTCAAAATCTCAAACAACCCATATTATGAAAACGAAAATACGCTGGACCAATAGCGAGTGGAATCAAGTCCTTCAAGCCGCCATCGCCCGGCCGGACTTGAACCAAAATCGAGTTGCCCGCTGGCAGAATGCCCAGCTTGCCCTGCCACTAAAACGCCGCCGGTCAATCGCCGGGGGCAACGCCGTGGCACTGGATCACCGCCTGGAAGCATATTTAAAGGCCACCCCAACCGCCCCAACCACATCGGCCACGCCGGAAAAGGCACCCGCGCCCGCGCCCGCCCACGAAAACAGCGTGCCGGATCTGCTCCTGTTCCGCCTCCCCAGCGGCCATTACATCGGCCTCGACCCGCGCATCAGCATCAGCGAAATGGCGATGTTGGGTTTTCCCATCACCCTCAAACCCCATCAAGCCACGAAATGACCTATGGCAAAACGCCGCCAATTTGACGAGGCTTACCGGGCCAGCGCGCTTGCCCTGGCCGAAGAGGTCACGGTGCCAATCGCCGCCGCGCAATTGAGCCTGAACCCCAGCGTCCTCTACCGCTGGCGCAACGACGCCCAGGAAGCCGAGGAACAGGCCGAGGCCGCCGCCAAGGCCAACTTCCCAACCCCCAAACCGCTCACACCGTCACCCGCACCCGTCCGCAAACGAACCACCGCTTGGAGTGATGAGGATTACTGTGCCGTGGCCTCCGAGTGGGTGTCACTCCGCCTGGCCGATCCGTTGGAAAGCGCCACCGTGCTGGCCGAGCGCGCTCAACGCAAAGTCTTTGATGGTCGCGGCGAACTGCAACGCGACATCCCCAGCGTCAAGAATGTTGCGCCCCTCGTCCGCAGCATTTGCACCCAATGGAAGGAATTACTGGACCGCCCGGCGGCACCGCCACCCGCTCCTGGCGAACCACCCATGCCCGAAATAATCACCCTTGAAGTCCCCCGCAAGTGGACCGCCGAGGAAATGCTCGCGCATCTCGACGAACCCAGCCTGGAGGCATTGATGACCGCCAAACGCCTTGCCCGCGAAGCCCAGCACAACGAGTTGCTATATGCGCTGGCAACGCACGCCGGGGCCAAGGTGTCACCCCTTAAACCGTTCCAACCCCGGTTTGAAGCCTTTCACGAACCCACCACCAAAACCCGGCGCATTGCCCTGGTGGGCGTTCCCGTCCCCGAGCAAGCGCCGCTGCTGGCGGCAGTGAAAGAGGCGGGCCTGGACGCCGCCCTGCGTTTCCCGGACGGCAAGGACCGCGATACCCTGTCCCATTGTGACTACGCCATAATCTGCCGTGCGCCCGCCGCCAACAATCACACGGCGTTGAATGCCGCAGACGGTGACCGCGCCATCGGCGAGCTGGGGCGTTCCCGTGTGGTGCTATTGGACACACACATTCAGGACACAATTGTCCAGCAACTGCGCAACCTCCTTTCCCGACGATAAACAATTTGCCTCTTGGTGTAATGGCAGCACAACGGCTTGTGAAGCCGCGAAGACTCCGTTCAATTCGGGGGGAGGCAGCCAATTTGTGAAGCAGAAGAAATGCCAGCCACTATTCCAGGTGCAGCAATTCGACGCCAAACCCAATCCGCTCTTCCCGGACTGGCTGACCGCGTGCGTCGTCTTCCTGCGCTACTCCAAAGCCGTGAAGTGTGCCTATTGCGGGCACCTGAACCGCCACCACTGGTCTTTGCGCCGGTTCTTCCGCATCGCCGAAGGCTTTGAAAGGAAAGTGGCCGGCCAGGTCGTCCCCGGCCAATCCATGGTGATGACCAAAAGCCGGGAGGAATTCCCCCCGCTGACACCAGTTTGCCGCAAACACATAATGCACCCCCAGCCATGAGCTTTGAACCCAACCGCTTCGACCCGCCCAAAAAGTACAAAACCATGGACGATCTCTACGCCCAAGCCTTGAACTACGCCGACTGGTGCCTGCGCGAGTCCACACCAGGCATGACCTACCCGGCCTTGTTCATACTCAGCGCCGACGGTCCCCCGGCATATATGGTCTGGTCACACGAGTTCGGCGACGAAGCCACCAAGGAGGAATTCACCAAGACTTGCCGCATCTTCTGCGCCGCGCACGCCGCCACCCACGCCTTGATAGTGGTGGAAGGCTGGGCGCTCTTCCAGACCAGCCACACCTTGACGGTCATGCCCCGCGAATCACCCGACCGCGTCGAATGCGTCAACTTCATCACCGAGACACGCAACCAGCCCTGCGGCCTGCGCGTGCGCCCCATCATTCGCACAGCCAACCAGAAATACTTCGGCCTGGGCGACGAGATAGGCTCCCCTGGCAGGATGGCCGACTCCCGCTTCTATCCCCTCCTTATGTCCGAACAACCGGAAATACCCTTGCGCCTCGCCGCAAAGGTCGTGCTCGAATCCATGGGCTTCCACCCCGTCGGCTTTGCCCCCAAAAGCTCATGACCTGCGACCACTGCGACGAGGAAATCCTGCCAGGCGAACGCGCCGACATCGTGAAAGGCCACTTCCACCAAGAATGCCTGGTGCGCATGTTTGCCGGTTCAGTCGGCCACCAGAACAAACGCTGCTCATGCTACGGCGGCACCGAAGAAGACCCGCCCGGCATGACCAAACGCCAGGCTGCGCAAGCCGCCGCCGCCCTGCACCGTAAAACCTTGTTCAGAGACAAACACTCTTTCAGCATCACCGACCCGGACATTCAGCCGTTCAGCATCACCTGCCCCGTCTGCCATCGCACCAGCCATAATGCGAACGACGTGATTTACGGCTACTGCGGCGCTTGCCACGATTATACCAGCCCCGGAGCTGGTGTCTGGCCGGACTACTACGTCATCTACGACCACCCCCAAGATTACGCCGATGCCTTCGTCGTCGTCCGCTGGCGCGGGCACCGCCGCATCGGCCCTATTGGCACCGCCCCCACGCTGGACGCCGCACGCAAGCTCCTTCCCACCGGGATGGCTTGCTTGGACCGCTTTTACGGCGACGACCCCGCCATCGTCGAATGCTGGCTATGAACCTCGTCACCATCATAGAAGCCATGGAACTACTGCAAGCCTGCAACAAGGTGAAACATCAAGAAGCCATGAAGTCGAACAACCCCATTGAAATGGCACACTGGAACGGGCGCATCACCCAACTGGACGAAATCATGGACTCCATCCGCCCCGCCATCCGCAAAACCACATTCCCCCGACCAGACAACCAACAAAACTAAACCAATGATCACCAACGAATCCACCACCCAGCGCCGCCTTGCGGCACAGCAACCGTTCCATCGCCAGCCCGAGACAATACTAGCGGAAGAAGTCATTATTGTTGAGCGCAAGAAATTCACCGTGCGCCGCTGCATGAACGAACGCGGACCCCTTATCCGCATTTCGGAAGAACCCGCCACCCCCAACCCCTCCGGCCCACCTCCCCGCCGCCTATCCATTGTCATTCCCCTGGGCGGCGTCGGCGAGTTTGCTCAAGCCCTCGCCCGCGTATGCGCCCAGTAACCAAAACCCACCTTGACGCACGCCTGTTGACCGGGTGCGACGATCCCAATTGCCGATCCCACCACGAGCATGCGCCGTTGAATCACCTTTTCCTTGTGCCCAAATGCCACCCGCATTCTGGCGTGGTGGCCATCTACCATCGGGGCGGCGTGCTGGCCATCCATTGCATCACCTGCCGCCAGTCCGTCGTCAGCCTTGCCATCGCCCCATGAGCGACACCGCACTGCCAATTTCCCCCTGTCCTACCTGCCACTACCAAATGGACCGTGCAGCCACAACCGGCCTACTGGGTGGAAAAACAATATCCTGTGTGGTACCTCGACCAGGTGACCTCAGCATTTGCATGAAATGTGGAGAACTGCTGGCATTTACCCAAGATATGACCGTGCGGTTGGCCGAACTGCACGACTTGCTACCCCTCACTCCACTGCAACACCTGCAAGTGCGGGGCATCCAAACCTTGGTCCGCCAACACCGACCCGGCGAGTGAAGCAGTCTGTCCAGCCCGCGTGCCGCCCTGGACAAGGTTTTAAAGGCTCTGGAGACTCTTTGAATCGGACTTTTTTCGGCGAAAAACGACGAGTGGCCATACACCATAAAAGCCGAAGCCAACAATAGCCATGGCATAATACTCAACCTTTGTAGGTTGCGAGGCGTGAATCATTAACCATACTGTCAGGCAAAAAATAGCCGCGAAGGACCAAAGGCCCGACCAAAACAAAACTATCCGCGTACGCCCCTGCATTTGTTTCCACGCTTCAAACTGCTGCTTTATGCTTGATTTTTCTTGCATAATTAACCATTACGCCTTTTTGGGAAAAATGCAACAAAAAACCCACCGCCGAAGCGATGGGTTTTTGAGTGAATCAGTGTTCAGTGAACCCAACCAGTGGAAACCGCGTTGGTGTTGCAGGTCAGCTCAAAGAACCGACCGCTTGAATCGAATACACCTGGTGTGTAGTTCGTGCTGCCGCCACCGCTGCCTGGAGGATAAATACCGTCATTCGGTTTTACCAAGGGCAGTGCGCTCAATGCTGGCAGGTTTGGCAATACACCATAAACAACAATGTTCGTTGGTTGCTTGTAGCTGTTGAGGTAGCACTGCGCCCAATTGGTGGCCAAGGGCACATTGTTGGTGTAGGTGATGTAGCAAACAAGCGGTGTTGTCGGGTTCTCATTCACCCAACCAACGATGGTACACATTTCATTCCAGCCAGTTGCAAGGTTCGTGGTGGTCAACAGAGAGAAGTTGTAGATGGCCACATACGGATAGGACGGGTCAAGATTAGGATCATAGTATGTGTTCGTCTCAGTCCAAACGCCAATTGATGGAGGTGTTGTGATTCCAGGTGGTGCATCCTGAATTTCACTTCCAAAGCTCAACGGCTGGCCGTTAACGGTGATGAATGCAGGCAATGTTGAATTGGGTAGCCCTGCACTGTTGGAAACCAGAATGCCACCAGAGTAGTAAAAAACGGTGGATGGCAGCGAAACATTTGTGTTAACAACAACACTGGCAAAAACTCCCTTGGAGGCGACATTGGCTCCATTCCCACCTGGCGACACAGGCGGAGCGTTTCCAGAACCACCACAAAGATGCGCTGCTTTGCATAAAGCCCACAGTGCCATAAGGATGATTCCAGCGGCTAGAAGAATGAAAAATATATACCAAAAAATACAGCTAATCACCCACTCTGGCTTCGCATTGGCATTTGGCGAAGCAATTGTAGTAGTTGGCGTGGTGGGTGATACTGATTGTTGGATTTGCTGAATAGATGAACCTGAACCATCCGTGGTCGTTCCCGCTCTAGCCGATGGAGTGCTGAAGGTGAAAAAGAAGCAAAGCCATGCGGTCACTATGCTCCATAGAAACAGTCGCGGGACTGTCTGTTTGCGTCCTGCCCATGTGAATTTAGCCCAGTTTGATTTGTTTTGTATTCCCATACCGTTTTACCTTTTTGTTTTTGTTGTTTTGTTGGTTTGACCTAAAAATGAAAACTGTCGTCATCGCAGTGCCACAAAATGAGTGCAGCCTTTCCCCAGCTGGTGCCTAGATATACCTGTACGGTTGAAACCTCTCCAGCCACAAAGCCACCTGCTCCCACGATGGCAACCAAAGTTGTGATTGCCACCAACCGCCAAAGCGAGTGCATGGACAGACTGGGTTTGCATTTCTGATTCATCTTCAATTGGGAGGTTGCTATCGAGCCGCCAGAAGGACAAGAGGGCGTGTGTACTCACGCCCTCCTCTGGCACTGGTATGCCGTGTAAGGAACGCTTTCGGCACGCCCAGTTGTGGGCGTGCTTCAAACGCTGTCCTTACTTTGAAATTACCAGTTTCGAGGAGACAGCAGCCGAAGCCGCAAATTGTTTTGTTTTCTAGTTTTTTACATTCATCAAAATTATGCACCTGACATTTCGATTTTCGCTATTCGAATGCATTTGCCAAGCATAATCGTACACTTTTTGCAGACATGCCCCCCCCACTGTTGACAAACCCAACCGCTTGGGTTAGTCTTTGTCCCACGGGAGCAAATCCGTTCCCTGCAAACAAAATCGTATGAAGACTAAGACAAAGAAGGACCCCGCTGCCGTGTCTCTTGGCCGTCGTGGCGGCCAATCCAAGAGCGCCAAGAAGGTGGCCGCCGCCAAAGACAACGGCGCGCTCGGTGGCCGCCCCCGCAAATCAACCGCAACCCCCACCAAACCATGAAGTCGAAATTCCGCCTCTTCAAGCGCCCCGGCCGCGACGCCTACTATTTCGAGTTCACCTTTCGCGGGTCCCGCTACCTGCGCTGCACCGAATGCACCGACGCCGCCGAAGCCCAAAAGATTGCCAAGGCCAAATACGCAGCCATCACAAAAGCCGTCATTACTGGCGAAACCGCTGCTCTTGATCCCACCAAGCTCCGGCAAGCCGTGGCCGGTACCATCGCCGACCTCATCGCCGCCTACAAGGATTCCCCCAGTGACGCCAACACCAAGACGCGCAAACGGAACGCGAACGAACTGAAACGCTTCGTCCCCGAGACTGGCAGCATCAGCCAGCTAACCGCCACCGTCGTCCGCACCTTCTTCGCTGACGCGAACAAAGACGCCATGGCCCAAGCCGACCAGATTGCCGCCGCCTCCACGCGCCGCACCGCCAATTCCATCTGGCGCAAAACCAAGAGCATGTTCACCCCCAAGTGTGTCGAGCATTACAAAGCCCGCAACCTGTACCACCCCGTCCTGGACGAATTCGTCAAAGCCGGTGACTCGGCCAAATTCACCGGGCGCACCGTCCCCAAGATCGCCTACAACCCCCCGTCGGACGACATCGTCCAGAAGACACTCACCGCGTGGGAAGCCCTGGCCGACGTGGATCGCAATCTTTACCTCGCCATCGGACACGAACTGGCCTTTGGACTTCGCGCTGGCGAAATCTGCCAAGTCACCTGGGGCTGGCACCAAAACCGCAACGGCTTCAACGTACTGGAGAGCCGCGCCGCCGTCAAAAGCGGCACCGGTTGGCTGCAAGTCAAAGCCCTCGACCCCTTCTTCACCCAGATGAACACGCAGATAAACCTGCGCGGCTGGCGGGGCGAGCCATACGAATTCATCATCACCGGCAACCAACCCTACCGCACCCAGGGACTGTTTCGCGCTGTGACTGCGTGGCTGCGCAAGCTGGGATGGGAAACACAGAAGACCAACCACGCCTTGCGCGCCTATTCCGGCGGCCAAGTCGCCATGAAGTACGGCATTTACGACGCCCAGCAATTCCTGCGGCACAGCAGTGTGAAAGTCACCGAGCAGAGCTATGCCTACTTCATCAACAAATTCAAGGCGAACCCCGACGAAATGCCCGTCAAATGGGCGGTTCTCCCCAAAGTGGCATTCCCGGCTATGGATGCAACTTTGGATGTAACTACCCCTGCTGGCCGGGGCGGTCTTGGGCTGCCAAAGGCGGAAGGCGTGCCCGCCATCACCCGCAATTAAGAACGCAATAACGCCAATAACTACAAGCGAAAGCCCCCGTTTCTGCAAGGAAACGGGGGCTTTGAAGTGGTGGGGCGATCAGTGTGAGCAAGGGACAAGCTGTCCCAACCCGTGTCCATCTGTGGTTGAACTGAATTGCTCCGCAAAACCCAAGCCATGAAAACCAGCACCCTCAAAATCCGCACCCCCGAGGGCATTGCCTTTTCGCAGGTGCTCGC